TAGTGATCCTCTGACAGTTGTATGGCACTTCAACTTCGATTCAAATGGAGACGGTGTTGTTGGATTTGCAGATGTTGGTGGCTTGCAGAAAGAGTGGCACCATTGTAGCAACGGAATCAAAGAGGTTCCTTGCCCATGAAACCAAGTAGTGCAAAATCAACGTTACATAAAGCGAATATAGTTAAATATAGAGCGGGTAACCGTAAATGTAGTCGGTGTAAACTCGTTTGGTATAGACCAAAAGGATCTAAGAAAAAACTATGTGATTATTGTTGTTCTCATTGTGTTAGGTGTGATGCTCTTTGTACCACTACACGATCTCGTAACTATTGTCTTAAATGCGCGGCTGAGTTAGCAGATAATTATAGAAAAACAAATGACCCTACAGGAATTAGAAACAAAGATTATTCATTGCGTAGTACATATGGCATAACAATAAATGAATATGAAGCAATTAAAAAAGATCAAGGAGGCGCGTGTTGGATATGTCAACGGGTTCCTGAAGAGGGGCAGAGAAAGCTATCTGTTGATCATCTTCACTCAAAGGGTGAAAATAAAAGAAACCCTCGCGAGAAAAGAGGAAGAATTAGAGGCCTGTTATGCTGGCAGTGTAATACAGCCATTGGTAAATTTAATGATAGTATAACTAAACTTCGTAGAGCAGCAGACTATTTAGAACAATGGCCAGCACAACAGATCCTTAAGAAAAAGGAGGCAGAATGAGTAAGCTCAAGAGGCTCTTCTATGACATAGAAGTTTCTCCAGGATTATACTGGGCGTGGCGTCCAGGACATAATATCAACCTATCCTACAAGAACCAGTTGAAAGAAGCAGCAATTATCTGTGTCTCCTGGAAGTGGGAAGGTAAGAAGAAAGTCCATCACCTGACTTGGGATAAGAACCAGTGTGACAAATCCTTGATTCAGAAGTTCATAGCGGTACTGGACGAGGCCGACGAGATCTGTGGTCATAATGCTGATGCGTTTGATCTGAAATGGGTGCGTACTAGAGCTATTAAACATGGTATCCCAATGTCTCCTACCTTCGTGGCTTATGATACCTGGAAAGAAGCAAAGAACCTGTTTCGATTCGACAGTGCATCTCTAGACTATATCACAAAGTACCTCGGCGTCTCTAGAAAGATGGACACAGGAGGTTCTGATCTATGGGTAGATGTAGTGTTTAATGAGTCGTTCGCTGCCTTGAGTAAGATGGTTAAGTACTGCGATAGAGATGTGGTGGCACAATCTGAAGTCTTTGAAAAGATGAAGCCCTACATAAAGAGCAAGTCTAATGTGTCTGAGTATCGAAGTTCTTGTCCTGAATGTGGCAGTGCTAACGTGACTATTGCTAAGCGCCGAGTTCGAGCTTCTGGCGCACGACAGATTCAGTTCCGATGCTCTGACTGCGGGAGGTATCATCAACTTTCCGAGATTCAGTTCTATAAAGGAAAGGAAGGCAAGGTTATATGAGAGTATACCTCAGCGGTCCAATTAAAGACACGACAGATGAAGAAGCTTGTGGGTGGAGAAACGAAGCACAAGAGGTGCTGCATAGTGGAGGAATTAAGACTATCAATCCAATGCGGCGTGACTATCGGGATGACCCCGTCAAGTATCTTCCAGGACTGGTTGAGGATGATAAGATTGATATTGAACTATGTGACATTGTGCTTGTTAACTTCTCGCGGCCAAGCGTTGGAACCAGTATGGAAATACTCTATGCATGGGAACACGGTAAGAACGTTGTGGTAGTCTCACCAGAGTGGACTAAGGATGCGTGGCTTGTATACCACAGCAGGCACATATATCGTACACTGGACGAAGCATATGATAAGATATATGAACTCCGTAATGAGTACGAGCAGATTGACTAGACCTAGAAACTGGAGGGAGTGGTTCATATCACCTAGTGAGGACACACCTACTCATGAGCAGGCAGAAGAGGCAGACATTCAATCTGGAGCACAACATAAAGACTTCGACAAGCTGCAGTTAAAGAAACCTACACCTCCTCGTTGTGCAAGCTGTAAGCGATTCATGGGGTATTCTGATGGGATGTACATTATAGTATCCGGGGATTGGAGGCTACATATCTCGTGCTTTGAGACTGTAGTTGAAAGACACTTTGAAGACGGTGAAGTAATAGATTTGACGACAGGACAAATTGTTAAGGTTGATAAGGAGAAGAGTTAGTACCATGGAATATAAAGATGTTTCCTTTTCCCTAAAGGATACGTTCATTCAGAACTTTAAGTGGAAGCAACCTCAATGGGGGCCACTAGGATATTTTACATATAAGAGGAGCTACAGCCGTCCTCTGTCGGCTAACAAGAGCGAAGAACTCTGGCAAACATTACAACGAGTTGTCGAAGGAACGTTTGTTATACAGAAACAACATTGTACAAGTTATCACCTACCGTGGCATGAACGCAGAGCACAAAAGACTGCTCAAGAAATGTACCAGCGTATGTGGGAGTTTAAGTTTCTACCGCCCGGCCGGGGCCTGTGGGCCATGGGATCTGACTTCGCGTTTAAGAAAGGTGGCGCTTGCTTGAACAATTGTGGGTTTGTTTCTACCTCCGACATAGCGTCTAATTTCTCCACCCCTTTCGTATGGCTCATGGATATGAGTCTACTCGGCGTTGGTGTTGGATTTGACACCAAGGGAGCGTTTCAGGAAAAAGAGATCTTTCTTAGGGAACCTCGTATGTCTAGAGATCCACACGAGGTGGAAGACTCACGAGAGGGGTGGGTTGCTGTCTTTAAAAGAATCCTTGATGCTTATGACGGTAAAGATTCTATACCAGAAACATTTGACTACAAGTATATTAGACCAGAAGGTTCAATTATTCGGGGCTTTGGGGGCATTGCTCCGGGCCCAGATCCTTTGATTGAATTAGTGCATAGGGTTACAACGAAGCTCAATCAATATACTACATCAGATAAACCAGTAGATTCCACATTGATTGTTGACTTGATGAACTTTGCCGGTGCTGCGGTAGTAGCCGGTGGAATCAGACGCTCTAGTGAAATAGCCTTGGGCACTATGAACGATTCAGATTTCAACAACTTAAAGTCTAATGGCTCTCTTAAAGATCCTATGCTAGCAAGATGGGCGTCTAATAACACTCACGTCGTAAACGTGGGAGATGATTACACAGCGGCAGCTAAGCGTACTCAAGAGAACGGAGAACCGGGGTATTTCTGGATTGATAATGCAAGGCAGTATGGCCGTATGTCGGAAGCGCCGAATCATAAAGACCATAGGGTCATGGGAACAAATCCTTGTAGCGAACAATCGTTAGAAAGCTATGAGTTGTGCAACCTGTGTGAGGTAATGCCTATCAAACATAAGAATAAAGCCGACTTTCTTGAGACGTTGAAGTACGCTTATCTATACGCTAAAACCGTAACGCTGTTGAGGACCCATGATTCTAGAACAAATCAAGTAATGACTCGGAATCGACGTATAGGCTGCAGTCAATCTGGTATTGTTGAAAATATTAAGAGAGTAGGGTTCCGAGAGCACATGCGGTGGTGTGACGAAGGCTACGCTAAGGTCATGTTATGGGACAAAGTGTACTCAGAATGGCTAGGTGTCCCAGAGTCTATCAAGAAGACAACTGTTAAACCATCTGGATCAGTGTCTCTGCTCCCGGGGGTAACTCCGGGAGTCCACTACCCTCATTCAGAGTACTACATTCGTAGAATCCGCGTAGCCAAGACGAGTCACCTTATTCAAGCGATGCAAGACGCGGGGTATCATGTAGAACCAGATGTTAACCTACCTGATTCCACCATGGTAATATCGTTTCCAGTTCATGAATCTAACTATTCTAAAAGTAAATCAGATGTTAGTATGTGGGAGCAGCTTGAGCTAGTAGCGCAGATGCAAGCCTATTGGAGTGACAACCAGGTATCAGCAACAGTAACCATACAAGACGGGGACGATGTTGCTAGTGCCTTGACTATGTATGAGACTCGGCTTAAATCGGTTAGCTTTCTACCGTTAACAGGCCATGGGTATGAGCAAGCCCCCTACGAGGAAATAACACAAGAGAAATATGAGACTATGGTTGTTGGATTAAAAAAGCCTAAACTAAACATCGGGATGGAAGACAGCGGTAAGGAACTAGATAAGTTCTGTGACGCGGACAATGGAGTATGTGAGATATGAGCAAAAAGATTGAAGTCATCCCCGGTGGATTTGTCAGGCTACTTGGAGTAATGGGTACTGATCTAGATTTAATCAATGACGCCCGCCAGTCTTATGACGTGGAACATAAAGAGCTGACGGAGAGTGATGCAGGACTCCTCAACTTCCTAATGAAGCACAGGCACGGGACACCGTTTGAGGGAGCTGAGTTCAAGTTCCAAATTAAATCCCCTCTTCCAGTTGCCAGAGAGTGGATGCGGCATAGAAATTCAAGTTTTAATGAGATCTCCGCACGCTACGTTAAACAAACACTTGGGTTCTATGAGCCTGATGGAGAGGCCATTAGAACTCAAGTAGGTAAGCCAGGCAGCTACTATTATATTCCTATTGAAGACGAGAAAGTTAAAGAAAAAGTTGCACTTCTGTTCAATAAATCATATAATAGATCATATGAGGACTATGAAACCGCTCTCAGTCTTGGGGTAGCCAAAGAGCTGGCTCGAAACCTACTGTCGCAGGGTGCTTTTACTAAGTTCATGTACAAGACCAATGCTAGATCTTTGATGAACTTTCTTAGCCTTCGCAATGATGAACGAGCCATGTACGAGATCAGGAAGTATGCGGAAGTATTGGAGAAGATCTTTGAGTTCCACCTTCCTCTGACACATAAGGCCTTCGTGGCCAACGGGAGAATTGCACCATGACAGACAATGTCAACAGACCGTCGCATTATAACAAGGGTGGTATAGAATGTATTGATGCTATCCGCGAGGCACTTGGGCTGGAGGGGTTCAAGGCTTACTGTCGGGGGAATGCAATTAAGTACACATGGAGAGCCGGATTGAAGCTGAATGAACAAGAGGATTTAATGAAAGCAGCTTGGTATAATCGCATGGCAGCCGGTGATGATCCTAGATTTGACGGGCTATCAAACACGGTAATCCCTGATCTAAGGACTACTAAAGGGTGTTGTGATGAATGATTGGGAAGCCTACTTTATGAAGATGGCATATCTCGTAGCATCCAAATCTAAGGATGACTCTATGAAGTGTGGTTGTGTTCTTGTGTCCCGTGGTAATACTGTTGTGTCTAGTGGGTATAATGGATTTCCGAGAGGGGTTGACGAAAGCTTTCGCCCTGAGAGACAACTACGTCCAGAGAAATACTTTTGGTATGAGCATGCTGAGCGAAATAGTGTGTATAACGCTGCACTTAATGGTGTGTGTACGTTTCAAACTACAGCTTACATCACAGCACATCCGTGCGTTGACTGCGCTCGGGCGCTAATACAAGCCGGAATCTCTAAGATATACATTCCCACTAAAGAGAACGATCCTTTCTATAAGCTGGGTAGGTGGGATGATTGGGCGGCTCAGTTTGAGAAAGCGGATGAGATTCTTTATGCTGCCGGGATAATGGTGTACAATGCCGTTTGATGATAAGGGGAACTGGATACCCAAGACAAGGAAAGCGGCTGAAGCTTTTCTTTCATCGCTTGAGGAAGAGTCGCGTGATATCCCTCATGATGTCCAAACAAAGATCAACTCCTTAGTACAAACTATACTTCAAGGTAATAGTAATCTTGTTGCTCTTAACATAAACAGAAATAAATCATTAGTTAACGTTCTTAGTAAGGGAACTGCTCCTGTTGACATCATTATCCCAGTATATAGCGGGCTTCAGGTTCTTATACCTTGCCTTGGTTCTATTCAAGAAAGAACTCAGTGGCCCTATAAGCTTATTATTGTTGACGACGCTTCTCCCGATGAGCACACACGGGACTGGTTGCGGGACTGGCAGCAGAACAACCCGCAGCATATGGTGCTATTCAATAAAAAGAATAGAGGGTTTGCTGCTACAGTAAATAGAGGGATTGAAGCCGGGACTTCTCCTTATATTTGTGTTCTGAATTCTGACACAATTGTTACTGATAAGTGGTTGCTAAAGATGGTTATGGCGCTGGAAGCTGACGAGTGCAACAAGATTGTAAACCCCTGCACTAATAATACAGCGTTAATAGACGTTCCCCTGCAGCCAGGTTACGATTATAATGACATGAACCGGGCAATTGAGAAACTATCTCCACATAGGTATCCAGAGATTATGCCGACTGGGTTCTGCTTCATGATGGAGCGATCACTGATTAATCAAATTGGATTGTTTGATGAAGGCTACAGTCGTGGCTATGGCGAGGAGACGGACCATTGGATGCGGACTATTACTCGTGTTGTTGATGGACAGGTTTCTAATTGGCGAGCAGTGCTCGCAGACGATACTTACATTTTCCATGAAAGAGGATCATCGTTTAGTATTATTGGCGCAGAGGAAACGATGGGACATAGAAAAGCCGGAGCCTCTAGGTTTCATAAGATCTGGCCGCAGTTCCCAGCATGGCAAAGAACATTTGATCTAAAGAAAGCACTGAACCAACTAAGAACTCCAATCGCTAGCACTTTTATATCTAAAGAAAAGCCTAAGTACAGGATCTGTTTTGTTGTATACAGTACAGAAAACTGTGGTGGTATGAAGGTAATAACGGACATCGTTAATGTTTTGAATGAGATAAATGTGGAAGCCAAGGTAGCACACATCAAGCGCAACCCAGAGTCTATAACCACCCCTCTCCAGTCTCTTAGATCTGGTCCAGTGATATTTGATGGAGAGGCCGACTTCATTCAGAACTTCGAAGAAAGAGTGTTCAATGAAGGAATCGTAGTTGCAGCAACCGGAGAGCTAATGTCTGCTGTTGCTGCAGTTACAGTCAATAAACCAAAGCTAACAGCTGTTCACCTATCACAGAGCGATGACACTAGCATTGCCCCAACAGAAGCCTTAAAGAAATCCATTGCAGATGCCAATAAGCTTGCTGAGTACACCTTTACTAATAGTAAGTGGTTAGCTAAAAAGATGGCTAAGGGCGTCTCCGTTCACGGTAGCTTTGGGCCCGGCTATGATCATACTCTTTTCTACCCCAGAGGCCGAGAGAATGGTGATGAGCGCCCTACGGTAATGGTATCTCTGGGTAATACTGTATATCCGTTTAAGGGGCACCATAGAGGGATAGTGTTCTGTGATGAACTACATAGGCTTTGTAAAGCTAATAGCAAAGAAGTTCGAATCATAGCCAGTGGTGTTGATGCAATAGCAGTCTCCCCTTATATTGTTGGACTTGGAGTCCTCAACCAACAGCAGTTTGCTAAAATACTAGGAACTGAAGTAGATATTTACTGTGATCCGGCCCACAACCACAGCTATGGGCTTCCTTCTCTTGAAGCAATGGCCTCGGGAGCGGTGCCGGTGTGCTGGAACAACAAGGGAGTGTTTGAGTATGCTACCAATGATCAAGATGCAATTGTGTTGGGTAATAAAAAGACCCCTAAGGAGCTAGCAGAACGAGTCTATAGCCTTCTATTCAATGAACCAAAGAGACTTGCAGGGTTGAGAGATGCCGGGCTTAAGACTGTTAAGAAACTACACAGATCAGCAGCTATTAAAGAGTTCATTGACCTTCTGGAAACTACATTGAATCTTAATCCTGTTCGTAAGAAGATTGCTATGATTACTCCACACTTGAGAAAGCACGGTGGTCCTACAACTATACTAAGCACAGCTAACCTCCTACATGATGCTGGTCACGATGTGACACTATACTCCATTTATGCTGACATTGCACCGGATATTCAGAAGATAGCTAAGGTTCCTATCCGTCTTGATTGGCAAGAGATTGCTCCTTGTGATGTGCTCATCACAAACTCGGACAACCCATACAACCATGTATTTATGGATATGGCACATGTTACTAAGAAAGTTATGTTCAAGCTGTCTCATAACCCTAGGTTTAAAGAAAGTGAGAACAGTTCCTTAAATCTAAACTGGGATGCTATAGTTACCAGTACTCAGTGGTTGAAAGAAGCTTGTGAAAAAACAACGGAGGGTTGGAAGTATACACCTAAAGAGGCTAAGCAGGTAGGGTGGTACCACTACGGACACAAGGACTTCAGTGTGCTACCCAGTCAACGTTCGTTC